AGATACACGTCTTGATGCTATTGATGGCAGTACCCCAGGTACATTAATAAATAGAGTTAGTGCGGCAGAAAGTGCAATTACTTCTTTATAGAGGGAGCCAAAATCTGCGACGGTAATTGAAGCGACTTTGCCGGAGACAGGCGATCCAAATAAGGATTACTTAATTGGACCTAATGAAGACGGTAAGTATTTCTATTATAAGTGGATTAATAATAGTTGGAATCTAATTAGTGGTGGCGGTGGATCAGGAGAAGGCAACAATTCTGGCTTCATCTATACTGAAAATGAATATAATGACTTAACAACGAAAGAAGAAAATACAGATTATTATGTGTCATAGGCAGATGGATATCATCATTATCGTTGGGTAGGAGAAAACGAAATTGAGATTGCCGAGCCAGTAAAGCGATATAACATTGCCCTTGAAACTGTTGAAGATGTAAATTATTTAAATTTTTACGAATTTAATCCCGGACAGTCACATATAATTAATGATGATACAGATTTATCTACTCTTATAGGCAATAGAACTCGTCATCTTTTGTTACCATCAACTGGTGGCGGCGGTGCCGTAAACACTATGAAGATTACTTAGGTCACATCTCGTAATGTATATAATGCTTATAATAGTAATCTTCCTATTAAAATTAGATTCTTCTTTACAACTGGAGAGGTTGGAGAAGGCGCGAGCTATAATTTTACTGTAAACGGCGTTACCGCTCTTAATGAATCAGTAAATATTACTAGTGGTGATCCAAAGAATCGTGCTTTCTCTTGGCCTGTGGATGAAAATGAAGAAGAACTTTCTCCTTCTGCTGCGGCCGCATTGGGATTTTATGAATTTGATGTAAGTCAATACTGTTAGAATATAGATACTTATGCTATTAAATTAATAGTAGCATTAGATTCTAATACAGCAATAACTGCAGAAGCTAATTGGAATGTTCAAACCATTAATTTAAATTTAGTTTCTAATTTTACCAATAATCCTACTGCGGTAGTTGGAAATTAGATGGCATTTACATATATTCCTACTGGTAATATAGAAAAAATAGCGCACTTTATTTTAGATGGGACTGAAATTGGAACTTCCACAATTCCTGCTAGAACTAATACAACTTAGACTTATAATATTCCTTCACATAGTGCTGGCGCATATAAGTTAGAAGTATATTTAACGGCGAATAATGGCGCAATTAAAACATCGTCTATTTATCGTGATTTAGTTTGGTATGAACCAAATTCAAATGATATAATATTGGCTTCACCATATCGTGGAAATACAGAAAATGTTACTCAATATGATACTTTAAATATTCCCTATACGGTAATCGGTGGTAATACATCTACTTATACTGTAAAATATTTTGTTGATGATTTAGAAAATAGTATTAATGAAGTAATATTGAGTAATACAAATAATGGACTATGGACCTACCAAGCTAATCTTCAAGAAGGGAGCCACACTCTCATGATTCAGGTAGGAGAAGAATCAATTTCATTTACGTTAAATGTAAAATCATTAGATATTGATATTGCTCAAGTAGTTGATAATTTAGCAATAGACTTTAATCCAGCTGGTATTACAAACACTTCTACCCGACGTCTATGGACTAATGGTTTATATAATTTATCAGTCTCAGATAATTTTGACTGGTATAATGGCGGTTATGGCTCTGATGCTAATGGAGATTACTTCTTAGTTAAAGCAGGAACTCGTGCGATATTTGATTATAAAATGTTTAAATCTTATACCAGGGAATTAAACGGTGCAATGACTACGAGTAGTACTGTATTCCGTGATGGCGCGGAAATGAAAATTATATTTAAAACTAGTGCTGTCAGAAATGCAGAGGCAACTTGGTTTACTAATATGGGCCCTAATAATTCTACCTCCGCGGCAAAAAATGTAGGTATATAGCTAAATGTACATAATGGTTGGCTTAGAACTGATTCAGCTGATGCCGCGAATGTAAAATCATATCTATATTTTCCATATTCTGAAGAAGACAGAATAGAATTAGATATTAATATTAATCCAGAAACAGCAACAAATGCAGTTTACTGCATGTCTTATGAAGATGGGTGCCCAAGCCGTGCTTATCCTTATAAAGTAACAGAAGGATTATATTAGATTGCGGGCAATGAATCCAATATTATAATTGGTTCTGATGATTGCGATGTTTACATTTATAGATTTAAAATTTATAATACCTCCTTAGATACTGAAGAAGTATTACGTAATTTTATCGCAGATGGGAAAGATACCACTACTTGTATAGAACGCTATAATCGTAATAGTATCTATTATGATACGCAGCTAGGAGAATATACTCCATATGAAGGAATTGATACAGTACTAGATCCTGAACGTCTCGCAGTAAAATTGCCAGATGTTAAGATTTTAATGCTAGATGCTCCAATTTTTACCAAGAGTAAAAAAGATTTTATTAAGGATTCTTCCTTAAGATGTATCCATGCGCCTGGTGGAAAGGTATATCCAAGTCGTGGTAAAGAAGATAACTGGTTCTTTGGAAACGGGTATCACGCAGGACAAGGTACTACTTCTGATAAATATGGTGATGCCGGACGTAATGTTGACTTCTTATTTAACTGTGATGGTGTACATAATCCATCTGATAAAGTTAAGGATGAAGCATTCGTGCCAGGTTATAAATCTTATGTAATTAAAGGATATGGTACAGATGAGCAAGAGGAACCAGAATATTGTACCGATTGGAAAGGCGATAGTGGAAAAATTTCGTTAACTGCTACTTCTGTTCCTAATAATTTCTTTAATATGAAAGTTAATATTGCTTCTTCTGAAAATGTTAATAATGCATTATTCTAGAAACGCTATAATAACTTCTTATTATATTAGTCTCCAGCCTTCTTGCGCGATAATCGTATTAAAAATGATATGGAATTTGTACCAGCTATTTTATTTGTACGTGAAAATAAAGTAGATGAGCAAGGAAATCCCGATGGCCACCGCGAATTTGCAGATACTAATTGGCACTTTTATGCATTAGGCAATATCGGCGATTCTAAGAAAACTGACTATACGCGTGCATATGATCCAACAGATATTAATGAATTTACGCTTGAAATTTCTGATAATAATACCAATAACTCTTAGTTCCAAACCGGCGTTTATATGAAGAATGGTGTTCGTACTATAGAGCCGTATACTGTTGTAGATGATGTTGACGACGATGGCAAGTTAACTGGTACTAAATCGGCAAAATCTAGCGAAGAAGACATTACGCTTGAAACAACAGCTTATCTTTATCCAATTGATAAAGAAACTGAATGGGAAGCGGTTGATGAATAGGGTAAACCAAAGAATATGCGTTATTGGGGCTTAATGAATGAAAAGTTTGACGGTGATCATTCTTTTGAAATGCGTTATGCTTATCTTGGAAATTATCGTGATGGCAAATTAGTTAATGGTGATAAGACCACTGCAAATGCGATATTGGAACGAAATAGTAATGTATGGCGGGCTTTTTATACTTGGCTAGTTACTTCTTCTAATCCAGAAATTCAAAATGAATTTGATCAATGGTGCGTCCGTCGTTCTATGGCATTCTTCTTTGCTTTTACACACTATTATACAATGATTGATAACCGCGCGAAAAATACTTTCTGGCATTTTGCAAAAACTGGAAAGCATCGCCGTGTATCTCGTCCAGTTCCTGAATTATTACATATATATGAAGTGGCTGATGGTGAAGTAACTGAAAGTGAGCTAGAATCAGGCGTATGGATTGGTACATTTAAAGCACCTGAAGATACATCAACAATTACTGCTGGAGTGACTTATTACACCCAATATGCTTTTGACATGTGGGCATATGATATGGATACTGCGGCAGGTATTGATAATAACGGTGAACTTATTTTCCCATATGGTAAAGAAGATACGGATGATCGTGTTGACGGCGATCCTACTTCTGGTAAAGTCTTCAATGGCGCAGGCTCGGTATTCTGGGCGCGTTTACGAGATAATTTTACCTCTGATATTACTAGTGCCTTTACTAGTGCCGATGCATCTTGCTTTAATGCAGATAACTTAATTGCAGAATTTGATAGAGTATAGAATTGCTATCCAGAAGCAATTTGGCGCCTAGACGTTGAACGAAAATATATTCGTTCTTTCACCGGTGATGATGGTTCTACAGAAGATCATCCAGAACCAATTTATTTAACACGGAAGAATACTCGTTTCTTAGGCGACATGATGCAAGGACGTAAGAAGTATCAACGCCGTTAGTGGATAAAAGATTAGGGCGTCTACTTTGGTAGTAAATACAAGATGCTAAATGTAATGGATAACCAATTTGATATGGTTTGTTATACAATTGCTAATTAGAATGTAATGGCGAATTGGGATTTAACAATTACTCCTTATTAGGATATGTATATTAATGTAGAATATGCAGAAACTCCGATTACTCCTATTCGTGCAAAAGCTAACGTACCAGTTGAAATTGATTGCCCATTTACATCAATGAATGAATCTCGTATTCGTATTTATGGCGCAGATTATATTAGAGCATTAGCCGGAAAACCGATTAAAGATGAGGAAGGTAATATAATTGGTGCAGAAAGCTTAGCTTCTTTATATTTCAGAGGAAATGATTTTAATCATACTAATAAGTTAAGAGAATTATATATCGGCTCTTCAGATCCGACATATAATAATAGCCAATTTACCACATTAAATTTAAATGAAAATAGTCCGATACTTGAGGTATTAGATTTACAAAACTGCAATGGCTTAAGCGGTACTTTAGATGTGTCTGGATGTACTTCTTTAAAGACCGTGAATGTTGAAGGAACCTCATACTCAAGTGTAGACTTGCCAAGTAGTACTGGAATTATAAATCTATATCTACCAGAAACAATTAACCGCTTAGTATTAACTGCGGCAAAAAATCTCACCAATTTAACTATGCGTGCGCGCGGGAGCGAAGTTGATTCTGTTGATAACTTAACAGAAATTATAATTAACGATAGTGATTATAGTAATAATATCAATTGGATGGCTATCGCGGCGAATGCATTATCACATCTAACAAATTTACAATTAATTAATTTAAGATTAGCGGCTATTACTAATATTAATGAGATGGAACCATTTGTAGAACGGAAAGGAATTTTAGGTGATTTTATAAATGCAAATGGTGAAAATGTTAGTAAAATTAATTTAACTGGTTTAATTAATGTAACTGGTAATTGGTCAGTAGTAGAAAAAAGTACATATAAAACTGAATGGAAATAGTTAGATTTCAACACTATTGCATAGAATGAAAAAGTTAAATGTGCAGTTACTTATTATCATTCCCCATATATTAATAATAGTGGAGAAGTTCCTGCTGAAAAAATTACTACAATTTATGTTGATTCTGGCACTGGAATAGTCCCAGACATATATGCCAATGTAAGTGAAGATAAATTACCAACTCGTGATCCCACGATTGCTTCTATATTTACATTTGGTTATTATAATGAAGACGGATACGTACCTTACTCAGGCTGGTCTTTTGGTTCTGATAGTAGTGCGGTATCTCTAGCTGATCAAGGTTATTCTATTGATGCTCCATATCAGCCTCCTGTTGGAGTGACTCAAATTAATCTTTATACTTACTTTTATACAACAGAGCATACATATACTGTGCAATGGAAAGTAAATAATTAGATTGTAAAAACAGTAGCTAATCAAAAATATGGTGGAGGATATAACTTAAAAGCACCTACCATTCTTGAACTAAGAGAATAGGGAATAGAAACAGCTACACTTAACTTGAATAATGATGGAACTTATACATATCAAATTTTAGAAGGATGGGAAAAACTTCCAACTAATATTAGTCCAAGTTTAGAAGAAGCAAACACGAGCATTTATGTTATCAATGCTAAATGGAGCGAGCCAGAAACTAATACAATTGATAATTTCTTTGCCGATATAAGTAATCTTTCTTCTAAATAGTTATATATACTTTCACGTTTAGGTAGTAGCACAATAGACAGCCATGATAATACAAGAAATATTATTGCTACTAGTAAATTTAAATATCAAATGGGATATAAGGGCCAAAATACTAATGGTATAGAATTAATTGGTGATAATAATATTAAACGTTTGACTTCTACGACAACTAGAGAAAATTATGGCGCTGATGTTATACATCCTTTTAGCGCAAGCACAAACGACAAGGGCTTTACATTAGTTATAGATTATTAGTTCGGTGAAGCAATTAATAGCGCGTTACCAGAAGTATTAGTTGGTTGCTATGACAAAGACAGCACGGGTAATAGCATTAGTAGTTTTGCACTTTATAGAGGATATAATGTTAATAATGGTGGCTCCGGAACATTTGTATGCTATGGGGCAACTCCTTATAGCAGTGATTCTACAAAGCGTAGAGCGATTGGGGATGCTTCACGTAGAAATATAATAGTCTTAAGACGTGAAAAAGGCAGTCCAACCCTTCGTATTTATACTAGCGCCAATGCTGAAGCTAATTTAAGTTTAAATACAACAATTTCTGAGTCTCTTTCTATATCATTGGCAACTTAGAATATAAGTGAAGATGCAGTGATTTGCGTTGGCGGCTTAAGAAATGATTTATCTACTAATACTAAATTTTCTAACGAAGCAAATAACGTAAGAAATGCTAATGGTACTATATATTGGATGAAATATTGGAATGAAGACTTAGGATTAGGTGAATGCTTATAGCTTGCCTCTTGGCCACATGAAGATATAACCGCTATTATTAGCGCAGTTAATACAGCCACAAATAGACCAAAGTTATATTTTACCAATCTCAATTGTTCGGGACATAGTATTATTACGAATAATAACTTTACTACTCCAACAGCTAATAGCCCTGGCCCAGTTTAGACAGGTTATGGTTCTTCAGCTACTAAAACGCTATGCGATACAAGAATTGTAAATGGACTTCCTATAGATCTTCAAGCTATGATTGGTCATCCAAATATTGGATATAAAGATTATATAGCTCAATATAATAGCAATGGTACTCAAGTATCATTAAGTACTTTAAATAGTGCTGCTGCTTATGTATATGTACCATCGGTTAGTAGCTTAGATAGGAATTATACTGATACAACTAGTTATGGCTATGAGTCTATATATGAATTAACTGGTGATACTAGATTAAATACTTCCGACATTACACCATATACTTGGATAAGAACAGCCAGTACTGTTATTAATGCTTATTAGGATGTAGGCAGTGGAGAAGACCGTTGGAATAGTATAACGCCAGAAGCCTATTGGCTTAATATGCGTTTTAATGAAAAACCAATAATTTGGTCTACCTCTAATAAAATAAATATTTATATAACTGACTCTGCTACTATTGGTTCAACTACATTCTATGATGCTATTGGTAGCGCCCGAATTAAATCTGGCGATATAGTTATTTTTAAGACGGCAACCAGTGGAGACTATGAATTGTATGGGGCTTATATGTTCGTAAGTTTGGAAGAACAAAGAAGTAAAGGTATATAGACGATGCCAGCAGAAGGGTATTGGGATACGAGATTGAATAATACAACTCGCGGAGGTTGGATTGAAAGTACTCCTTATGTTACTCGTTCTGTTTCAGTTTCTGGTACCGGAAGATATCCAAACTATATTTATGTTGACGGACAAGGCGCTCTACATTTCCCAAATCTATCTAATGATTTAGCCGCAGCAGGTTCTCTAAGATTAGATTTTGCATTTACAATTTAATAATAAATGAGGGATGACGAAAGTCATCCCTCTTTTTTGGAGGATTTTAATATGAGATACTATAAATTAATTGAAGGAGATAAAATCATTGGAGTTATTACCTCTAATGACTTTATTATATATTCTCCAATTACGGATTGTTACCTAAGTGCTACTGATCTAACTGGAGAATATGCTTATTATAATAATAAATTGTATAGAAGTACTTGGATGTCTCCTATAAAATAGCTTGCGGATTATCAAGAAGTATTGATTATAGCCATAAGTGAAGAGGAATATAACGCTTTTATAGAAGGATTAAAATCTAATACGGTAATTAGTAATGATAAAACGCAAGAAGAAAAAGAGGAAGAGGAAATAGAATAGGTCATCAATAATCCAGTTACTATTAGTCCAATTGACGAGCTTTCTATTGATTTCATTCGTCAATCCAAAATTTCCGAAATGTCTTACAATTGTCGCAAAGCTATTGAAGCCGGCATTGATATACAACTTCGTATGGAAACCAAGCACTTCTCAATGGATACACAAGATCAATTAAATTTAATGAGTTTAGGTGTAATGGCGCAAACCCAAGAATTAATTCCATATCATGCAGATGGAGAAACCTGTATTTTCTATACTGCGGATGAAATAAATCAAATTGTTGCGGCGGCAACAGCGCACAAGGTATATCATACAACCTATTATAATGCTCTAAAAAATTATATCAACTCCTTAACGACAATTGAAGAAATTGCCGCTATAACGTATGGCACTCCAATTCCAGATGAATATCAATCTGAAGTATTGAAGGTGATTACGCAATGAAACTTCGTATATGGTTAAAAAATTTATTTTTATTTGTACTTTTTGGCGCGATTTACTTTGGCCTAGAATGCTTATGGAAAGGACATGCGACTCATTGGACTATGTTCTTATTAGGAGGCACTGTAGGCTTTTTAATTGGCGATATTAATGAGAAAATCCATTGGAATATGCCTTTTATGTAGCAATGTACTATAGGAATGGGTGTAGCTGTTTTCAGCGAAGCGGTTGCAGGAATTATTTTAAATGTTATTTTAAAATTAGACATTTGGCATTATCATCATATGGCTTTCTTCTGGCATCAATGCAGTTTGCCTTTCTGTGTAATTTGGCTCATATTATCTGCTTTTTGTATAGTGTTGGATGACTTTATTAGATGGAAGCTTTTTGGAGAAGAAAAACCGCATTATAGATGGAGATGATTAAATGGCAGGAAAAGTTGCTGCAGCCGCTTTGTAGTATAGTAAATGGCTAAGTCGCTTTATCTGTTGGGTTTGGGCTATATACCGTTTCTCAGTAATTATTCTGTCCGCGGTAGTTCCTACCGCGGCAGAAGCTTTGGTTTCTACAATCCCCGGCGTAGACACCATAATGCTCGTAAATGAAGGAACTTATTTAGTAAATTCTCTAGGAGAAAAGTATATTTATAGTGATAAATTCGTACTTAATTGGATTGATAAGGGCGGATTTAAAACTTTAATAAATAAATTTAATTCTCATGTAGAGGATACAGGAGATGAAGAAGATGGCAGCGACGATCAAAACGGCTGATTTAATTGCTAAATTTTAGTATGCTTTGGATAATAAATGGGGCTACATTCTAAATACATGGCATACAAAATGGACGCAGTCATTACAAACTTAGAAAGTTAATTATATGGAAAATAAGTACGGAAGTGCTTGGAAAACCAACGACAATGCAAAAAAAGATAGTAGCTATACTGCCGCAATGTATGGCAGCAGATGGATAGGAAAATATGTAACCGACTGTTCCGGCTTATTTTATTGGGCTTTTAAAGAACTCGGTGGATATATGTATCATGGCAGTAATACCATGTGGAATAAATACTGCGTAAACAAGGGAAAACTTGTTGGCGGCCGCCGCGCTGATGGTCTTGAGCTTAAACCGGGTACCGCGGTATTCGTCTTAAAGAACGGTTCCGATAGGTCGCATGTTGGTCTATATATAGGCAACGGTATAGTTATTGAAGCCTCTGGCACACAAGTCGGTGTAATTACAACTCAAATTACAAATAAAAAATGGGCCGAATGGGGAGAGCTAAAGGGTGTTGATTATAATAATGTCTCTACCCCCGCCAAAGAAGAAGAACCAGTTGCCATGAAAAATGCTACAGTTAATGCTACACGAGTAGCTTTGCGGTCTGGCCCTTCAACTAAATCTACCATATTGCTTCGCGTTGATAAAGGTGAAACTGTATAGATTGAAGAAGAAGAATGGACTAAAGTATCATATAAAGGCAAAGAAGGTTATATGATGACTAAGTTCTTAAATATTTGACTTTTTTAGTCAAATGTGATATAATAAAAGAAAAAAGGAGGATTATGAAAATGACAGATATTACATGGTTTATTATCGGTTTCGTAATCATGCTCGTTGGCGCATATTTTGGATTTGGCCGTCCTTGGCTTGAAAGCAAACTAACTCCTCAGTAGTTAGCATTGCTTCGTCAATTCTCTTAGATTGCGGTTTCCGCGGCAGAACAGATTGTTACTATTACCACAGGCAAAGATAAAAAAGCTTTTGCTATGGATTTAGTAAAACAGTTCCTTGCTAAATATAAGCTTACCTTCAATGATGAAGTAGTCAGTGCTACCATTGAAGAACAAGTTTATGAAATGAATAAGGAAAAGAAGAATGAAGATAGTCACAGCTAATAATAACAGTCCTGTTAGACTCAGAAAGGAGCCTAATGGACAAATTATAACCACAATTCCGCAAGGAACCGTAGTAGATGTAATTAGCACTCAAGGAGACTGGTCTGAAATTCAAGTCAATGGAATAACTGGTTATATGATGTCTAAGTTTCTGACAGACAGAAAAGAGAATAAAAGTCTGAAAGAACTTAAAACAAAATTAAAAGAAGTTCTACAAATTTTAGATACTTTGGAGGACTAAAATATGAGTAATTTACTAAATCAAAATAACTGGAATTCACCATATTAGATGGGTGGCGCAAGTTTTACGCCATACATGAATTAGCCTTGGCCCTCACAGCAACAGCGCCTTCCGGTTTATAGCGCACAGCCAATTCACGGCCATGATGCCGCTATGCAGTTCCCAATGGCGCCAAACAGCGAAATTTATTTACCTGATGCTAACCAAGATATAATTTGGTGGATTAGAACAGATAATATGGGTAATCATTTGGTGTAGGGATTTGATATTAAATTACATCAAGAACCTACTCCAGTAGATACTAATGATTTAGCGGCACGTCTTGCCGCAGTGGAGGAATGGATAAATGCCAAATCTAATAAGTCAAATGCGAAACGGGTACAATCCAATAGCGCAGCCGCAACAGAACCAATCGCTTGATGCTTCTATAATGTGGGCTAAAAGCATGATGAATTAGATGAAGTTCTCTGCTAATCCAGAATAGGCATTAAAGTCTATGATAGAACAAAATCCTCAATTTAGTTAGGTTGCTTCTATGCTAAAAGGCTCACCTAATGGACTACAAGGGCTAGCGCAGCAAATGGCGCGCGAACGCGGCATTGATTTGAACATGCTAATACAAAAATTATAGCAATAAGTGAGAAGAAATTCTCACTTATTTTTTTTACCCATCTGTAGGAAATACCTAAAATAAGAGACAGTGTTTTTACTTTATCCATAGTGAGAAATTTATCTCACCAGATTAATTAAAGGAGTGATAAACATGGGAGAAAATGGATTAACTGCTTCTGATGTTGCTCTACTTAACAACGACGGCATGAATGGCGGCTGGAATGGCATGATTTGGTTATTTGCTATTTTGGCTATGATGGGCGGCGGATTTGGTTTTGGTGGAGGTTATCGCCCTCAATACGCTACTCAGGATTTTGTTCAGAATGGTTTCAATTTTAATGATCTTCAGGATCAAAATCGTGACCTAATGAGCACTATTACTGCTGGCACCGCCCAGTCTGTCGCTACTACTAATCAGGTATATCATGATTTAATGAATGGTTTATCTGATAAGTACAATGAATTACAGCGCGATATTGCTGGCCTCGCTGTTGGTCAAGCAAACCAGCTTGCTCGTATTAATGAGTGCTGCTGCAATACTCAATCTGTTATTCAACAGGCAAATTATGAAGCGGCTATGCGTGATGCTGCTACCAATGCTAATATTGTTGCTCAGAATCAAAAGGTTTTGGATGCAATTATGGCTAATAAGATGGAAGCATTACAAAACCGTGTAAATTATTTAGAACTCCAAAATCAATTACATGGCGTTGTACGTTATCCTAATGGCTGGACTTACAATGCTGGAACATCTCCTTTCTGCGGTGGATGTGCTGGTATGTAATGAGTGTATATAGTACACCTTAAATAATTAATCTCGGGCGTACTATATAATAGTATGCCCGCTTATTTTATTTTCTAGGAGGTAATTTTAATGTTACAAGCTTATTCTACAAACATTGATATTGCGGCTAATTCCGCAATTCCATTTAATAATGTAGTACTAGATAAAGGATGCGCAGAAGCTTTGAGTGCTCCGGCAACTATTCAACTTAATAAACGTGGAGTTTATTTAGTAGAATTTGATGGTTATGCTCTTGGTGATACTGCTGCGGGAGTAGTAACATTCCAGCTTTATGTAAATGGAGTTGCCCAGCCGCAAGCAATTAGCTCTTTTACTGCAGTGGCTATAACAGATGTTTATCCAGTAGGCTTTAAGACTTTCGTTTAGGTAACCGAAAATAACTGTAATTGTAATTTATTATCATCTCCTACCGTGTTACAAGTTCGTACAGGAGACACCGCAGTCTCTGACGCGCATGTTAATATTGTAGTAACCAAGATTGTTTAAATGTCCTTTTAATCTGGGGGAATAGCAATGACGGTTGAAGAAATTTTTAATGCGCTCGTATCTCATATGATAGAAGGAATGATGATACATGATGCGTTGTCAAAAGGATATGATTTTCTTGGTCTTTATGGCTTCGCAAAATGTCATGAATATCATCATTTAATGGAAACTAAAGGATATCAATGTTTATTACATTATTATTCTACACACTATCACAAACTTTTAGAGACAAAGAATATCCCAGAGCCTGATATTATTCCAGCCACTTGGCGCAAATATACTACGATGGACGTAGATACTAATACAAAACGTCAGGCGGTAAAAACAATGATGGAAAAATGGGTTAAATGGGAACGCGATACTAAAGCTTTGTATGAAAAAATGTATGTAGAACTTCATAATTTAGGCGAAATTGCGGCGGCAGACGAAATAAGATGTTATATTTGCGATGTAAGCGAAGAACTAAAACACGCAGAAAAGAAAATGATTAAACTAATTTCTTTGGATTACAGTATTAATACAATCATTAATTGGCAGTAGCCAATGTATAAAAAATTTAAAAAAGAATTAAAGTGTTTATTCGGGGAGTGATTAAATGATTAGAGTAATCTAGCGGCGCCTAAT